ATTTTGTAACCAACGATTCAGAAGAATCAGATAACGAGGAATAATTATGGAATATGTGATTGGAATAGTCATTTTAGTTGCACTTGGATACTTAGTATACAATGCAGTTGCTAACCAAGCAGATAAACTTGTCGGTGAAGCAGAACCAGTACAAGAACCTACAGTTACTAAACTTTCTAAAGCAAGATTGACTGCACTTACAAAGGCACAACTTGTAGAAAAAGGTAAGGAACTTGGGGTTAAGGTTAATTCAAGAGAAGTTAAATCTAAAATCGTAAATCAAGTATATAAAGCACAGTAATGTCTGAAGCTACTTACAAACTCGTTGTCAATGCCAAAGATGGTGAAAATGGTATCGAGATTACTGGGGGTAAATATGAGGGAGTCATATATACCTATGGTGAAGTTCAATTCGAAGAAGTTCAAGAAGGTGAACCCCCAACAATTAATTTTACTCGAGCAGTTCGTAAATGTCCAGACTCAATGAAAGACACTATATCAGATGATAAAGAGTTTAATCAAATCATGGGTGACATACTTATCGAACTACTTGAAGAACAAGGTGAAAAAGCCGTGGAGTTGCTCAAAGATGAACATCAAGAATCCGACAAAACTTAAAGAAGAAATTATCAGAGACGAAGGTGTCGTCTATGAAATCTACAAAGACCACCTAGGGTATCCTACCTTTGGTATTGGACACCTAGTAAAAGAAGGTGACCCAGAAAATGGTCAACCAGTGGGAACACCAGTTTCCCAAGAAAGAGTGGATGAAGTGTGGGAACATGACTATGCAGAACATGTAGAGGAGTGTGGAAAACTTTATCCAGATTTAGAATCTTATCCAGACGAGGTACAAAGAGTTTTAGTTAACATGACCTTTAACATGGGTATGACAAGACTATCTAAATTCAAAAACTTTAAAGCTGCAATTGAAAGAAATGATTGGAAACAAGCTGCAGTAGAAGGAAGAGATTCTAGATGGTATAACCAAGTTACTAATCGTGCAGAACGATTAATGGTAATGTTAGAGGAAGTATGATTATAAAATATTTAAAATTAGTTACTGGTGAAGAACTAGTAACAGAGTGGATTGAAGACAAACACGATTCAGTGGAAGTCAAACTTAAAAATCCCCTAGGTATTCTAATGTCACAAACTGAAAAAGGATTTAACATACAGTTAGTTCCTTATGGTTCGATGGCAGATAAAGAAGAGATTATGGTGAATTACAAGAACATTGTATTTCATGCAGAACCAGAACAGAAACTTCGTAATCAATACGAGTCAATCACTGGACAAGTAATTACACCACCAACACCTAAAATTGCAACAGTATGAAGAAACAAATAGTAAATGCACTTGTCAAAAAGTACGAAGGTGAAATTGCAGAAGCAAAAGCAAACATTGAAATCTATATGAACAATCCAGTTGGTATAGGTGAACATCCAGATGTTATCGATGCTATACATTCTCAAGTTTTGAAGATTGCATCAGCAGAGGAAAACATTCAAGTCTTACAACAACATTTTGTTGACCAAAAAGTAATCTAGTAGTATACTAGTTATATGCACTTTTATACAAATGTCTATCAACATAGAAATCTCATCCTTGTTCGTGAGTTCAAGGATGGTGAGTATGTACAGAAACAAGTACAATACAAACCTACTTTCTATGTTCCAACAAACAAAGACTCATCCTTTCGTTCTGTAAAAGGACAAAACCTAGAACCTAAAAAGTTCAACTCTATTGCACAAGCACGACAGTTTCGTGAGAAGTGGAAAGATGTAGAAGGTTTTGATGTACATGGGATTGAGAGACATCCCTACGCTTACATTGCAGAACATTTCCCTCAAGATATTGAGTGGATGATGAGACACATTCGTATCATGAATCTTGATATAGAATGTGAATGTGAAAATGGTTTTCCAGAACCAACAGAAGCTGCAGAAGAAATCAATGCAATCACATTCAAGATGTTTGGTAAAGATACCAAGTATGTATTTGGTACACAACCATGGGAACATGGTGACCCAAATATTAAATACTTTCACTGTAAAAATGAGAAACAACTTCTCAAGACTTTCCTAGAAGAATACAAAAAGATATATCCAGACATTATTACTGGTTGGAATGTTGACCAGTTTGATATCACTTATCTTTATAATAGGATATCTAAACTGTTTAGTACAACTATAGCAGACCAACTCTCACCATGGAATATAACAACTGTTCGTGAGTGGGAAAATTTCAACAAGAAACAACAAGCATACACACTAACTGGTGTTGAGGTTGTAGATTACTTACAACTTTATCAAAAGTTTACATTCAAAAGAAGAGATAGTTACAAACTAGAAAACATCTGTCAGATAGAACTTGGTAAAGGTAAAATCAATTATGAAGAATTTGGTGCAATGCATCTATTCTACAAGAAGGACTATCAAAAGTTTCTAGAATATAATGTTCGTGATGTCACCTTGGTTGAGGAACTAGATGACAAACTAGGATTGATGGGTCTACTTCTTGCAATGTCTTACTCTGCAAAGTGCAACTATCTTGATGCATTCAGACAAGTAAGATACTGGGATATCCTAATCTTTAATCGTCTAAGACAACAGAACATCATTGTACCACCTTCTAAAAATACCTCACCTAAGAAACAGAAGTTTATGGGTGCATATGTCAAAGAACCACAGATTGGTATGCATGAGTGGGTTGTATCGTTTGACTTAAACAGTCTGTATCCTCATTTAATTATGCAATACAATATCAGTCCAGAGACCTACAATGGTATTACAATGGATACTGTAAGTGTAGAAAAGATGTTGAATAAAGAAGTTAAGATAGAAGGTGACTTTGCAACTACACCTAATGGTGCAAGATTTAGTAAAAGAAAACAAGGGTTTCTTCCAGAGGTACTAGAAAACTTATATGATGAAAGAGTGTTGTGGAAGAAAAAAATGATTGAACACCAAAAGGAGTTCGAGTCTACAGACGACCCTAGAAGAAAACAAGAATTGAACAGAAAGATTGCAATTGCATATAACAACCAGATGGTTCGTAAGATTTCTTTGAACAGTGCTTATGGTGCAATTGGTAATGAGTGGTTCAGATATTTTGAGTTGGGTCTTGCAGAAGCAGTAACAAGTAGTGGTCAACTTGCAATTAAATGGGTTGAAAATGCAGTTAACATGTACTTAAATAACATCTTAGGTACTGAGGATGATTATGTGGTTGCAATTGATACTGACTCAATCTATGTAAGATTTGATGAGCTCATCAAGAGTGTTCAACCTAAAAATCCTATTGAGTTTCTAGACCAAGTTGCAAGTGGTAAGATGCAAGATGTAATCAATAACTGTTACTCTGAACTTGCAGACTACACTAATGCATATCAAAACAAGATGGTTATGGGTCGAGAGGTAATTGCAGATAAAGCAATCTGGACTGCAAAGAAAAGATACATCATGAATGTATATGACAATGAAGGTGTTCGATTGACAAAACCAAAACTCAAGATGATGGGTATCGAAACTGCAAAGTCATCCACACCACAATGGGTTCGTGAGAAACTAGAAGATGCATTGAAGGTTGTCATGAAGGGTGATGAAAAACTTGTCCATGAGTTTGTTGATAATGCAAGAAAAGAATTTAAAGGACTAGACCCATATGACATTGCATTTCCTAGAAAAGTAAATGGTATCTTTGAGTATGAGAATGCAGTTACAATCTACAAGAAGTCAACACCAATGCATGTAAGAGCATCATTACTTTACAATCATTATCTAAAACAAAAAGAAATAGATATGAAATATGAGTCTATTCAGAGTGGTGAACATATGAGATTCTTATATCTAAAAGTACCTAACCCAATCAAAGAGAATGTTATTGGTTTTATAAGTACTTTACCCAAAGAGTTTGAACTTCATTCTTACATTGATTATGATTTACAGTTTGATAAATCATTCATTGAACCTCTAAAATTAATACTTGAGAAGATAGGGTGGTCAACTGAACCAGTATCATCCCTAGAAGATTTTTTCAGTTGACAGAATAGAGATTGGTAGTATAATAATATAACAGTCGAGGAATATATTATGAATTTATTGAAAGACCTTGCAAAAGCAAGTGGTAATGAATTAGCAGGAGTCGTATCAGATGGAATCGTCGCAGGTGATGTAGATGGTTATATCGATACAGGTTCTTATATCTTTAATGCATTAGTAAGTGGTGATATCCATCGTGGTATTCCATCTAATAAGATTACTGCACTGGCAGGTGAAAGTGCAACTGGTAAAACATTCTTTGCATTAGGAATGGTACAAAAGTTTTTGGAAGATAACCCAGAAGGTAATGTCGTCTACTTTGAATCTGAGTCTGCATTGACTCAAGAAATGTTAGAGGAAAGAGGTGTTGATACAAGTCGTATTCTTCTTGTTCCAGTTACAACAATAGAAGAATTTAGAACTCAAGCAGTAAACATTATCGATGGATTTGAGAAAGGAAGAAAAGGTAATGAGAAACTTTTCTTTGTTCTTGATTCACTTGGTATGTTATCTACAATCAAAGAAACAGAAGATATTGGGTCTGGTAAAAATGTTAGAGACATGACCAAGGCACAAGTTATCAAGGGTACATTCAGAGTGTTAACTTTGAAACTTGGTAAAGTTGGTATCCCAATGATTGTAACTAATCATACATATGATGTGATTGGTTCTATGTTCCCACAAAAAGAAATGGGTGGTGGTAGTGGATTGAAGTATGCAGCTTCATCTATTGTATATCTATCCAAAAAGAAAGAAAAAGATGGAACAGAAGTTATTGGTAATATCATCCATTGTAAGAATCAAAAATCAAGATTGACTGTCGAAAATAAGATGGTCGATGTTAGACTTACATACGATAAAGGTCTAGATAGATATTATGGTCTACTTGACTTAGCACTAAAGTATGGTATCTTTAAACAGACATCAACAAGAATTGAACTTCCAGATGGTACAACTCAGTTTGGTAAAACTATCAACAACAAT